TAATGGACCAGGCGATTGCCACGTTCACAGATGCAACCGCCCGCGATGCTGCGATCTCTTCGCCAACTGCCGGGCAATACGCGCATCTTACTACAGGCAACATATTGACCTACTATAATGGGAGTGCTTGGGAAACTTTTTCGGGCGGCGGCAGTAGCGGCTTTGAACAAACATTCATGCTGATGGGAGCATAAAGAAATGGCTAACGCTTACAAGATTCTCGGTCAGTCAACGCCGAGTGCAACAACTAACACTGACGTTTACACGGTTCCTGCTTCGACTGAGACTGTGATTAGTACGATCATTGTCGCTAACCGAGCTACTTCGGCTGGTTCTTTTCGGTTAGCTTTTCGGCCCGATGGTGCTGGTATCGCTAATACTCATTACATTGCTTATGATGTGGCTATCCCAGCGAGCGATAGCACTACTTTGACGTTAGGTATCACTCTAAATGCTGCCGATGTCGTAACCGCATACGCTTCAAGCGGTGACATGACCATAAGCGTTTTCGGTACTGAGATTTCCTAGGGGGAGCTTTTATGTCTGTAACAAGGCTAAGTAACTCCCAGATAGGCGGTTTCAGTCGCTCTAATCTTGTGTCTGGCATATCTGGGTTCTCCGGTAGTGGGGGCAACCATGAGGGCGAGTCTGACGGTTACAAGTATCACATTTTTACTGCTGACGGCACTTTCAACGCACAAACCGCTGGGCGTGTTGAATGTTTGCTGATTGCTGGCGGTGGCTCGGGTGGACGTGGGGCAAGCTCAGGCGGCGGCGGCGGAGCTGGTGGATTGATTCTGACGACTGTGGCTGTTTCTGCTGGAGCAAACGCAGTGGTGATTGGCGATGGTGGTGCTGCACCAGGGTCATCGGGAACTACTGGCACGACAGGGGCAGATTCTACGTTTGCAGGGTTGACGGCTAAGGGCGGCGGCGCTGGTGCGAAGAATAATGACCAAGGTGGAGCCGGAGGCTCAGGTGGGGGCGGGGCGTCAGGTGGTTCATCGGGCGGTAACGGGGGTCTTGCGACAGACACTTCAGCACTCGGCTTGTACGATGGTCTTGGCGCACAGGGCCATGATGGCGGAGGCGCGGATACTTCAGGAAACACCAGAGGCGGTGGTGGTGGTGGAGCTGGCTCGCCAGGTCACTTCTCGAAAAGTGCCAATGGGGATTGGGATTCTCAGAGTACGGGTGATTACTTTGGTCGAGCTTGTAGCGGCGGTATCGGTATGCGGCTTGATTCGATAGGCGCAGGCGCTACTGCTGTGGCAGGTTCCACGATTGGGGATGCTCGGACGATTGGAAGCGCAACGGCTTATTATTTCGCGGCTGGAGGCGGTGGTGGAAACAATCAAAACTCGACAACCATTACCGCTTCGCCTGGCGGTGGTGGACAGGGAGCTGACACCTCTGGCGTGGTAGGCGCTTCGGGCACAGCTAACACGGGTGGTGGTGGTGGTGGAAACCGTAGCGGTGGAGTTGCGGGAGCGGGTGGCTCGGGTATTTGCATTATTAGGTATCCGGCGTAATGATTATCGGTTGCCCCTTTTGCGGGGACAGGTCAAAATGCACTGGTTTTTGTGGAGCGGAACCTAGAAAATGAAAATTGACAGACCGTGGCCTCTTGGAGAAAAAGTTAGAAGTCCATATGGGTATAGGCGTCACCCGATTACAGGACGTAGAAAAAAACATCGCGGGGTTGACGTTGGCTACAATGGGCCAATATTCGCTCCTGCAAATGGCAAGGTGGTTCACAAAGGAGTCAGTCTGAACAAGCGAACTGGCGGTGGTTACACCTTGATTCTGCAACACAAGGAACCAAAAGTTTGGACTGTTTACTATCATTTGCGGGAGCCGTCGCCCTTGAACATAGGGGCTTGGGTTCATAGAGGTGACATGATCGCTCACACGGGTACAACTGGCGCTAGTACAGGCGTTCACCTTCACTTCGAAACACGTCGCAGTAAAAGGTATGGCACGGACTATGACCCAGAGAAAATACTTAGCAACAAACACGCTAATATCAAAAATGTCGATCAACCGACTGTAGAAGCTGTAAGGACATATCCGAAACTTGTCGAGGACGGCAGGATTGGTCGTAACACTTGGCGTGCAGTTCAAAGAATGTTGGAATCGAAAAAATACTACAAAGGTCGGATCACCGGCAGAGCTGATAGAACAACCGTTCGAGCTTTGCAAGTTTTCTTGAATGAGGGTCAATGGTGACAACCGAGAATCAGGACACCGGCGCTGTCAGGGTGAGTATGAAAGATATTTATTTTCAAGTGCAAAAGATCCAGTCAATGTTGGAAAAGCTTTCGGCACAGTTGCCGGATTCGGAAGAAAAGATTGACGACCATGAAAAAAGAATTAGAGCTTTGGAGCGCAGGATATGGCAAGTCGTTGGCGGAATGGGTTTGATAGTTGCCGCCGCGCCGTTTCTGGTACGTTTGATGCCATGAAAAAACCTTCTTGGAAAATACGTCGTCGTTACATATTCGCTGGATTTAGCATTGGCGGATTCATGCTCATTGGGAGCACCATTGCAACTTTGATGGGCACAGGGGTTGACGTTAGCGATCTTGTCACCGCTGGCGCAGCATTAGTAACTTTAGTTCTATCAACATATGTACTGGGTTCGGTCTGGGAAGATCGTGCCTATAAGGAGGAAAACAGTGATGGATAAGTGGAATAAGTTTTGGTCGTATGCCGGAGAACGCGCAATAAAAACTACAAGTCAGACGGCAATCGCAACTTTGACGGCGGCAGGGGTTGTGGGAGTGCTGGAGATAGATATAATAAATCTCTTGAGTGTTTCAGCTCTGGCGGGTGTCATGTCTCTTTTGACATCTGTTTTACAGTACGACAAAAAAGCGAAGGAATAAAGATGGACGAAGTTGTAAATGGTGTTGTGTGTAGTGTTGATCCGCAATCTCTGGTAGAGTGCGAATCGTGTCAGTAGTTGTGTGACATTTCCTTCCTAAACAAAACCCCTTCTGTGTATCCGTCGCCAGGAGGGGTTTTGTGTTTCTCGACACACTAGATATTGTTTTGTGTTTGTGATTTACTGCAAGTAGACATTTCGGTTGGATATTGGAGGGCACAAATGTTTCAGACGGAAAGAAATAGAGACGAAGTGGTAGTAAAACCTGTCAATCCGTTCACAATCTCAGGAGGTCAGCTAGTTTTGACCCTGACAGAGGCTAGGAAGCTCTCTGAGGCACTTTTAGACGCCACTATGATTGTTGCTTTGGACTTGGAAGAAGAAGACGGCTAACGCTGACGTGGCGTTGTGCCACCCCAAACGCCCCACTCTTCTTTTGCTTCTTTCGCGTAAGCAAGACACTCAAGCTGTATCGGACATTCCTTACACAACTTGACTGCCATTTTTGTGGCTTCTGTCCTCATATGAGTAGATTTATAGTCTTCTGGGAAAAAAACATCTGGGACTTGATGGCAGCCAAGCTCTCCGTCAAATTCTTTCATTGATTCTTGCAACTGGAAGTAAAGAGTTTTGATATGTCTGCCGTTGGTCATAAGGTAATCCTATGGACAAAAACGACATTTTCAAAACACTTGAGGACGACACGTTTACTCGGGCCTTGAAGCTCGGCTTCGCAGAGGCAGGATCACAAGAATGGCACGACATGAGGGGACAAGGTATCGGTGGCTCCGAAATAGGAACAATCATGGGATTGAACCCGTGGGAGTCAGCTTTTGCTTTATGGGCGAAAAGAACTGGACAAATACCTGACCCACCTTTGTCATCGTGGTCGATTCGGTTCGGCAGAGCTTTTGAAAAGCCTGTGTTGCGTTTGTGGGCTGAAGAGCACCCCGAGTATGAAGTATTTGAAGTGGGTACTTACCAACATCCTGATTATGAGTTTTTGCACGCAAATCCTGACGCGCTTGCTTATGACAGCGAAAAGGACGAATGGATTGTTGTAGAAGTCAAAACATCGCGGGGCACTTGGGGCGAAACTCCCCCAGCTTATGTTGCACAGGTGCAGCACTATATGTCGGTATTCGGTTTGAATCGTTCGGTAATAGTCGCAGTAGCAGGGTGGAACTATGAAGAACGATGGGTTGATCGCGACGATTTTCAGATAGATGCCCAGATAGAGTCTGCAATTCGGTTCTGGGATCATCTACAAAATGTGTCGCGCCCTGAGTGGGACGGGGCTAAGACCACTTATGAGGCTGTCCGGTACATGAATCCCGACATTGACGGTAGCGCAGAGGTAAATCTTGGCGAGCTGGGCGAGGTGCTCATAAAGGCACATAACAACTTTGTAGAATCAGACATGATGCTTTTTGAAGCCAAGTCAATGATTCTTGACGCTATGGGGACGGCAAAATATGGTTTTGTCTTGCGTGATGGTGAAAAAGTAACTATCGCGCAACGACAAGCGCGGGGTAAAAGTAAACCTTGGTTGGTAGTGAAAGGGGAAAGACAATGAGATGGAACCCAAACGATTATGAAATGGTCGAAAGCCGTTTAGCCCGTTTTCTGGAAAATAACCCAGATGGGCGTATTATTACGGAACTTGTACCGGACGATGATGAATGGATTTTCAAAACGTACATTTACTTGAACATCGGAGACCAAGCCGCAGGACTGCCCAAAGCGGTTGGCTATGCCACAGAAAAAAAAGGTGCATCTCAGTTTGCAGCCGAATTGACAGAAACGTCATCAATCGGGCGTGGCTTGAGCAATATGGCGATGCACGGTAATAAACGTAGTTCTCGCGAAGAGATGAGAAAAGTTCCTGTATCTAATCGTAACTTTATTGAAGAGGCAGACGGCTTATCAGACGTAAGTGCGCTACGTTTGTTATGGGCAGAAGCCCAAGCCGCTGGCGCGGACAGTAAAACATTAGAGCAGGTGAAGAATCGTGCAGAACGACTTTCAGGTAATGAAGGCAAGCGCTCAGGAGCTTCTACAGGCGTACCTGGAGGCAGTCAGAAGAAATGATTGCAATGTCGAGTTCTGGCGAGCAAATTTGTTAGAGCGAATGGAGGCTATCAATGTTGCCCTCAGAGATAGTGAAGGGCTTGCAGGAGCTAACAGCGATGACCCGCAAGGGAGTGGAAGCGCTCTTTGAGGCCGAAACTGAATTAGCAGATGCGGAACGCGACTTAGATGTCATTGAAGCAAAAGCTTTTATTGAGGCTCAAGGGACGGTAGCTGATAGGCAAGCTTTGGCACGTTTGGAAGCGTCAGATGCTCGTTGGCATAGAGATGTTTGTAAAGCCAAGGTCAATCGGGTAAAAACAAAACTCAAAGGTCTCGAAGGCGAGATAATGGCGAACGCCACCATGTCAAAAATCATGCAAGCTGAAATGAAGCTCTAAGTTGCGGCTGTCCCATGATATTCGAGAAGCCTTGGGGTATTCAAGACGAATGGCTTGCAGGGCAAAGGTTTGTCATGGGCAAGTTTCTTTTACGAGAAAGTGAAAGAACTTCTTTACACTTACATGAAGGGCAGTCACACTTTTGGTTTGTGGAGTGTGGCAACGGCGAGGTGGTTATAGAAGAAAGGCAGTTTTTGATTGGGCCTGGTGATTCTATCTTTATAGATGTGGGTCAGTTGCATCGGCTTTCAGCGATGGTTGGAGATATGGACGTTTTTTTTGTTACGGCGGGTCTAATTGATCCCGAAGACTTTGTTCGGTTTGAGGACGATTACGGGAGAGCAAATGAAGGCTTCGACTAGGCGCTTGATTCTCTCCCGCGACCCTTACTGTTTTCATTGTGGAGACCATAACGACCTGGTAGTACACCATCGTAGAAATAGGGGTCATGGTGGGTCAAAACTTTTGGACAAACCCGAGTGGCTCATGGCAATCTGCGCTCAATGGAACGGCGAAATGGAAAGTAGCGCGACGGGCGCTGCGCTTGCAAGAGATTTCGGTCATAAACTTCGCTCGTGGGAACAAGCGAACATGCCGGTCTTTGACGTAGTGACTTCTCTCTGGTATGTTCTGAAGCCAAATGGGGAGAAGGAAGTTTATGAAGACGGACAAGACTACTTCTAATGTGAGCTGGGCCAAAGAACTCGGTATGGACATATCTTTTCTAAAACGCGAAAGTCCAGATCATCCTTCTCAAGTATTTATGAAGATTAGGCACTGTAAAGAGGCAGATGCCTATTGGCGATGGAAGGGATCAACTCATGGGGATGTTCAAGGCTATAAAAGAGCGTAAGTTAGCTCCGGCAACAATCATTATTTTTTCTTACCTGTTTTTGCCGATGCTGGTAAGTTTCAACTCGTATCAAGGGATTCTGGAGTCAGGTAGTTCGGTCAACGAACAAAACTCGGTTCAAGAGCTAGACCCAATGGCGGGTATTCAGTCGTTTGAAGTTTTGAGTCGGTTCGAACAAAGCATTGAACGACCAAACTTTTTGAACTACAGTCGGGCATTGCTCCCTGTCGAGAACCCTGAAGTTAGTAGCGATTACGGTTGGCGTGTAGCACCCTGTAAAGCCTGTAGTAGCGATCACAAAGGGGTAGATTTTATTCCTGGTGAGGGTGAGCCAGTATTTGCTGTCTTGAATGGCATTGTGGTGGCTAGTGGTAAAAATCAGGGGTACGGGTTTTGGGTCAAATTGGAACACGTTGTACAAAAAAACGATTCAACCATTGAGCGTTGGGAAACTGTTTACGCTCACCTAGAGGCCGGGTCGATACCGTCTAACGTGTTTGTAGGCGCTAATGTCAGTCGGGCACAGATTATTGGGGCCGTTGGCAGCACTGGAATATCTACAGGCCCGCACCTGCACTTTGAGCTTTTGATAGACGGGGAACACGTTGACCCCTTACCGATACTCGCTCAAAGCCAAACTTTGAAGAATCACCAGATCGCTTGGCGGTAGGCCAGTGTCTTCGACAATTACCTTGGAACGTAAGTTCGCCTTGATACCCGAGTGGGTCATTGATTTGCCGATCTCCCATACCTCTTTTCGTTTGTACGCTGTTTTGGCGCGATATGCGGATTACAACACACATCGTGCTTTCCCGTCGAGAGAAACACTTGCAGAGAGGCTTGGCACGTCGATTAGGACAGTTGAACGGTCTGTTATGGAACTCCAGGATCGAGGAGCTATCAAAAGACAAAACAGGGGTCGGTATCACTCAAATATGTATCTTTTAGTCACCGATGATCCGAAAACTACAAGTGAAACGAGCGACAAAAATGTCGTTCGAGACGACAAATCTGTCGTTCGAAGCGACAAATCTGTCGTTCGAGACGACAAAAATGTCGCCCTAACGAGAACCATAGAACAAGAACTAAAAAACAAGAATGATAGTTTTCTACAGTTTTGGAACATTTACCCAAAAAAGGAAGCCAGGCGAAAAGCGGAAAAAGCATTGCAAAACGCTCTCAAGCGAACAAGCAAGTCGAATATTTTGGAAGGCGCAGAAAAGTATCGGGATGATCCGAATAGAAAACTTCAGTTCACTAAAAATCCGGCCACCTGGCTAAATGCCGATTCGTGGTTGAACGAACCCTTGCCACAGGCAGAACAACTGAACGCTTGGGGCAAACCTTTTGCTCCGGCAGCGGAAGGGCCTGGTAAGCGAGATTGGGTCAAGACTTTACATGATCAAGGAGAACACTTTGAATGCAGAGCTGGAGAGTTTGGTTGTAAAGCAATTTAGGTACACTAGCTGAATGCCCGTGTTGCACTGTAGACGATGTGGACTCATATGGGAGTCGCAGACAGCTCGTAAAAGCATAAATTTTTGTTTTTCGTGTCGTACTAAACGAATGAAAACAGTGGACTCGGAGATGGGTAAATGTTTGCCTTGGCATGGGTTTTTTGACGACGACGAAGTGACACCCGTGTCGGATTCGGGTGAACCTTACTTGCCTGGGATAAGGCTCTGTGGTAATAATGATTGTGTTGAAAAAACACACATACGAGTGGAAGGGTCAAAATGACGGTGAGAAACGAAGCACTGATCGAGCTAACAGGTTGGTTGAACGACACAAGAGAGTTCGACTGGGGCACTGCGCTGAAAGTAGCGGTAGATGTGCGTAGAAAAAACCATCAGGGCGAGTGGGAAACGGTAGATAAAACGATCTACGATGTCACGACAGACGGTAAGGCTCCGCTTGAAAACGTCAAGCAAGTCAAGATTGTGGGACGTATCATTGGCACAAACTCTTTCGAGAAGCGGGACGGGTCAACGGGTGTTTCGGTCAAGGTGAGGGCTGAATCGGTTGCTCCTGCTGAAGGCAAGGTCGGGGAAGCTGCACTAAACAGTGTGTGGCCGTCCGTCAACCCCAATAAGTCAGTTGAAGAGAACGCACCCTTCTAAATGACTTTACGCTTTGAGGTCTTTGGGCGTTGCGCCCCTCAAGGTTCAAAGCGGTATGTGGGTGGCAATAAAGCGCAAGGTGGACGTTTCATAGAGGCGTCGAAGTATTTACCGGCGTGGCGCAAAGTAGTGACTGAAACCGCCACCCATCAAATATATGAACAAAACTGGCAGATGGTGGAAACGCCAATATGCCTACAAGTAACATTTTACTTGGAGAGACCGTCTACGGTATCCTTCACGAAACGCCCGTTGCCAATCAAAGCGCCTGATTTAGACAAATTGGTTAGAGCTGTTTGCGATAGTTTGACGGATGCCCGAGTATGGATTGATGATGCGCTAGTCGTAAAGCTTGTGGCGTCAAAAAAATACGCTGACGGACGCCAACCTGGAGCTAAAATTGAAGTCACAGTTGTTGAGGACGACTAGCCAAAAGCAAAAAATAACCAATAATTCACATTTTCGGGTTAGACTTTCAAAAGTTTCAACGGGAGGTGGAGGATATGTTAGAGAATTTGCAACCGCCAAGTCAGGTTACACCGTGCAAAATTAGAAGTCTTCGGTCAAGTTTAGATACTGAAGATTCGGTTATATTCATGGAAGCAATCAATGATTCGGTCAAATGGCGTTCCGCGTCTCTTGCGGTAGAACTAACCAAGCGTGGTGTGAAAATAAGCGCGAAGACGATAACGGCCCATCGTAGAAACCAGTGTTCTTGTGCTTGAAAATTTAGAGCCAGCGAAGAAGCTTGATGCTCCTAAGGACTTTCGGCCTAGTCTTGAGTTTGATGGGGCCGAGGGAACTGCGACGACAGAAGGGTTGGTTGAACCGCCAAACTTTGATCAATTCCTGGCGGAACGTGGTTACAATCCCGAAGAGTATGAAATCGTTGGAGCACCTCGAACTTCACAATGGCAACGGTGGGATGGCGAGTGGCTGACTGCTTACCGTTTTCGGTTCGTGAAAAAATCGACACAGATAGATTTGCCGATTCTTTACAGTCAGGCAAAGAAGGCTCAGAAGCCACCAAAAGCAAACTCGGGTAAAGATAGAGCTTTTGTTATCGTCCCCTCTGATTATCAAGTCGGTAAGACTGGCTCGCGGGGAGGGACAAAAGAACTATTCGAAAGAATCTTCGCTTCGTATGCCCAGATAGAAAATGCAATCAAGCGCGGCGGGTTCGACAAAATAATAATTATTGACGGGGGCGACATCATCGAGTCTGTTAGCAACGTAGCCGATCAACAACAACTGGCGACCAACGACTTGTCGCCGATGCAATCCGTTGATGCTGCAATATCTTTGCAACTTGATTTGATCAAGATGTGTGCCAAGTATGCACCCGTGACTTACGGTTCGGTTGCTTCGAATCATTGTCAGTTTCGACACAATAAACAATCCGTTGGGCGACCTGGAGTTGATGACTGGGGCATCGTGATCCTGCAACAACTACGAAGAATCACTTCAGAGATTGGACTCGACGTAACTTACCTGGTTCCGCAACCAGACGACGAAGGCTTTGCTTTTGATGTTTTCGGGGATTCGAAACACATTATCGGTTGTGTACATGGACATCAAGTGCGTCGCCCAGATCAGATACCAGACCATTGGAAAAAGTCTACTTTCGGTTCGCAATATCTTGCGGCGGCAAACATTCTGGTGACAGGCCACTTCCACCACACGAGGGTGCAAGAACTCGGTCAAGCGCCATCGGGGGGGTCAAGGTGGTGGATACAAGCCAGCACTATGGATAACGGCTCGGATTGGTTTCGACGTAAATCTGGAGAAGACTCGCAACCGGCGATTACTTGCTTTGAGCTGCAAAAAGGTGTTTACTATCAGGGAGAAATAAAACGCTTCTAGGAGGTGCATCATGGACAAAAATAAAGAGTTGTTAGCGATAGCAAATCAGTATGTTCAAGAAATAGCCAAGGTAGAAAATATTTTGGACTTCAGTGCTCGATACAGTAACGAGTCCCAAGATGACATTGCTACGGGGATACGGAACTACTATGAAGAAGTTTCGAGAGTTCTTCAACCGTAATGTATTACCGCTTGGGGCAGCTTTTCTGGTTGCTTCATTTATTTTTATATTACTTACATAACTGAAAAAAAGACCGGGGGGGTATCCTCCGCGAGGGCTTGCAGGTTTGCAGAGATTTTTTCTCATTCCTCTTTTCTTTGTTCGATCTCTCTCAGTTCAATTCTGAGAAGCCCACAGTATAAAAAAAGCAAGCGCTTGCAACCTTCAATCAATTTTTCGGTTGAAAATTTTGCCCAGAGATTTACGAAAATTGACGCATTTTGTGACACTGTTATTGGTATGGGCAGTCACAAGTTCAAGCAACCATGTATTGATTGTGGTCGGTTATCTCGTAATGGTTCTCGTTGTGAAGAACACGCGGCTGTCGTGAATCGGTATGCCGATTTCAAGAAGGCGGAGAGAAAAAGGTTGACGGGTCAGTACAGTGGGGATTACCGCAAGCGAGCCAAGGTCGTTAGGGAGACTGCGACAATGTGTTGGCTTTGTGGGGAGGGCGCTCGGCAAGATGATCCGTGGCAAGCTGACCATGTTGTGCCTGGTGATAAGTATTCAGTGTTGGCCCCGGCTCACAGGTCTTGTAATGCTGCACGAGGCAATAAATCATTCAGTTAGATTCGGTCAAGATTCGGTTAAGAATGATCTCCTGGGAAACGTCAAAATTGACGCAAAATGAACATTTGTTCGAATAATTATCGTTTGATAACGCTTTGATAACGGGCCTAGAGATGTTCTTGACACGCTGATGGTTGGCGCGTATTTTGTGCGTGTCCGCGATCTACGCGGCACATGGAAGGAAATGAAATGAGTGACAGAATGACTTACCGGGAAACGAAGGCAATTGGCACGTTGGAGGACTTCAACGACAAGGCTATGGAGATGGTGCTCTATACGCTAAGTCAAGTGTGCGAGACGTGTGCGCAAACTACCG